TTATAATAACAAAATCTCTAACTTTTCTTCTATCTTTAACCGGTACTTCTTTTTCTCTATAACCAGCATAGAGAACCAAGATTACATCACCAGCTTTTACATCATACTCTTTTTCATTAGCTACAAAAGTACCATCTTCCTCAATTACCCAAGCCCAATCAATATTTAAGTAATGATTACTAATAGTATCAAAATTCTTAATATCGTTATCCTTCATTGTTAACAATGAGCTGCCACCTGTATAAATATACGTATTCATATTAATCTAAATTTATTTTAATGTATCTATTTCTATAATGTCTGTTCAATGCATCTATTGCTTCTTGCTTAGTATAAAATGCATTAACATACTCTGGATTTTTACTGTACTGATTGATTATCTCCTTCAGTTGCTCCGCTTTCTCGTCCCTGTTCTGCATTCTCATTTTCTTCTTTTTTATCAGTTGAACCAAATCCACCACCACGATCTTCACCTGATAATTCCTCTACGATTACAGGCTCCATCTTCGGATAAGGCATTACTACTAACTGAGCAATCTTTTCACCTGGTTGATAAATTGTAGGAAGAGCATCTGTAGTAATCTTAAACTTAACAAGAATCTCACCCTTATAATCACAATCTATAACAGCTACAGCATTACACATTGACATAGACTTCTGAGAAACTGATGATCTCATAAAGATCAAACCCACATGACCTTCAGGAATCTCTACGGATAAACCTGTATGATATACTAATACTAACTTACCACTCTTATCAAATTCTTGAGTAAAGGAGACTGCTGTTAAATCTAAACCAGCATCATTAGGGTTAGCATAACTAGGTAATACTGCATCTTCTTGTAATTTCTTAAATTTTAATTCCATATTATTTTCTTACTATATTGTGTCCTAATATTATTTCTGTTGCTTGTGCTGCTAAGTTTGCACTGTAATCTTCAAGAAATTGACTTTTGCTTGATTCCTTTAGTATCTGTTGAAGGTACATCAACATCACTTCTTGATTCCACAGAATTCTGTCCAGCTTCTCGTCTATTGTCATGATTATATGTACAGATTTCTTCTTCTTTTATAAATTCGTGAAATAAGTCTTCAAGTTCTTCATTTGATTCATTGGCTCTACTTCCACATGTGTCTTGTATATTATTATCTGGTAATGATGTACTAGTTTTTTGTTCGTAAAAGAATTGACTATCCCCAAATGAACTATTGAATACTTCTTCATTTTTAATACCACCAAAAACATTTGATGAAAACTTGTCAATTAAATCAGGTTCTTCAGCTTTACTTAACCAGAGTAATGCTATTGCGTTCCATGCTACTTGAGCTAAATGTCTACATCCTGTTTCTTCATCGAATGTTTCGTTTTCTGATCTATACAAGTGTCTTAAAAGAGCTCCTTTGTATCTTTGATAACCATTATCAAGATATTGCCATGTATTTTCTCCATACTTCTTAGCTCCTTCTGTATATACTCTGGCAATATCTTCAAGACAATCAAGAGGCATTAATTCCCATCTTGTTTTGTCATCTTTCTTGTCATTCTTTTTTCCTTCCTTTTGCATTCTATAAAATCTTCAAGTTGTTCCACACACCAAGTAACTAAATAAGCATATTGTTCATTTCCTTCATTATATCCTTCTGCATTCATTGATAAATAATCATATACAGCATCTGCATAATGGATTGATTCATGAGCTAAAGTAGAACAATGGAAATCATCTAGTACTATTAATATACCAACAGCTCTAGAATATTTCTCTCTGACCAAGAACGTAGCTCCCATTACACTACTTAGTTTGGGACGATCTCTTTCTGGTTCATCATTTCTAAGTTCTTTGGTAGTAAGAAAGAAATCAAAAAAATCACAAGCATCTTCCCAATCATCCAGAGTAGTAACATAAAGATTTACAGGATATAGATTTTGATATAAAAAAGCTTTAGTTGTTTTGTTTTTCATTCTCTCTGGTTTTTTCATACTTTCTTTTTGGTTTGATTTTGAATAAATACCCAAACATTATTGTTTTAGTATCTTCATCATTTGAAATAACTCTATTTGCAAATTTAAACGGGTGATTACAAATTACTTCTACTACTTGATGTGGAATATTATATTTATTTGCTAATTGTATATAGATATTAGAAGTTTTTTCCTTTTGAATCATATACTATTCTATAGTATTTATTTTTAAGCAAACCATCGATTGTAAATGATTCTACGTCTATTGTAGAAGGTCTAATTATATTTATCACACTAAACACATCCTTTGTGTCGTTGTTCATCATAACGTGTTCTACTACTTCTAACTTAAGAGCTTTTTCTTCCTTTTTACTATATGGTTTGATAGGTTCTAAAATTATATATCTATCTTTTTCTTTTACTTTGATGTTCGTGGTTTCTACAAACATAGAAGAATTTCCAAAGTAAAGAGTATACTTATTAAATGGTAATTCTTTTCTCATTAATTTATTCCACCAACATTTTAGTAAACCATATTTCTTATAGATAAGAATGGAACCTGTTTTTATATCTAAACATTTCATTTTATTCTCAGTATTATCGTTAGTTGCAAACGATCTCCAATAACAACTGGTATCAGAGCCTTATTTACGCTAAGTTCGTCTTCAGCAGGTCCAGCTATCAAAATGCCCTTCTCTTTGAAAGACTTAATGTATCTACTTAGGTTATCCTTAGTAATACCTAAATTCTCAATGATATATTTTCTATTATATCTGTTTGCTACATTCTTATTTGTATTAGGTTCCTTAACGTATTCCATATCCATTTTAATAAGTGTAGCCATTAATTCAAGTTCCCTATCAGTTAACCTAAGTATTCCATTAAGCGCTTGTAAAAACTCTGGTATCAATTCTTCATTTGATACGGTTTTTACTAGTTTATTCATTTATGATTGCCTCGAGTTTGTTTAACAATTTCATCATATTGAAATATACAGTATCATGCTCTACTTTCACACAAGTTTGAATTTTACCTTCCTGATACTTTTTCTCAATATTGTTCTTACGTTGATTGTAAGTATTCTTCAATTGAGCAATAATAGTACGAATCTGTTTGATTTTCTTCTCATCATTAGATTCAACAGTAACATTTTCAATTGGCTCAACTAAACCACTTTTAGCATATTCCTCAATCATATCACATGATACAGCTACGTTTACTTGGGAATAATAATTTTGTGAGTCAGAAGATTTCTCATCAGAGAATGTATACATATCGTTATCCAATGTAAGGATATCGCCTGATTTTAATACGCCAAAAGGTTTAATAACTTTATATTCTGTAATCATAATTATTTAATGATATTTATTATTTGTTTCATTTTATCTTCTCCAATTTTTCTTGAAGAAATCGTAGTTTCTATACCTAATCCTGAACAAGGATCTTTCCAAGCTTTACATACTTTGCAGTATTCTTTGCTTTTCCGTTTAGCATCAAATGGGCATTTTTCCCTGACTGTTGTAATAGTAACTCGGTAATCTGACATAGTATTTATTTTTTAATAGTTCCAAGTGCTAATTTAATCCACTTGTTTACGTCAAAATCAGGATCTTTTTCAGATATGATTCTGCAATTGTTTGAAGAATCACATACTTCGTATTGTTTGGGTTGGGTTACTAAACCCATGAGACTAATTGCTTCATTCTTAGATAATGTTAATTCTGTAGCATTTTTCATAGAAGGATTATTAACGTCTTCTGGAACAAATACCTTAACTGTACCATCATCTTGTATTTGAATGAACTTTGAGTACTCACCCAACATGTTATTTATCATTTCTTTAATCATATTCACATAACGCAAATATTCAAAAAAAGTTGCACATTTTATACAATAAAAAAGGGGTTAACTTTATGCTAACCCCTAGTACATCCAACTACAACCACGATTAATTAAGACTACGCTTAGTCTTTAAAATATTTTTCTCCTTTTACAAAGGCTACTACATTATAAGGATTTACTAATTGACTATCTTTAAACAAATCAAAATCAATCGATGCTTTCCTAGGATATGCTACCACATCACCTACTTCAGGATGATTGTTCTCATCTTGCCACTGATATCCAGATGGCAGACGTAATACAATACCTTTTCTGAATGTAGTTAACACTTTTTCTTTAACTGTTTCAGTGTCATTGATATCATAACCATTTTCGTCCTTTTTACCAGTCTCTACTGGCTTAATAATTTCTTTCTCTACGTATTCATCCTCTAAGGGCTTAACTATCATATCCTTAGTAGGGATATACACTAAACCGTCTATAACGGTCTTTAATATGTCCTGTTGATTTTCCATACTGGCTAAACGTACTTAATTAATTTTTGTTCTATTACTCTGAAATTTTTCTTAGAATATGACCACCAGCACTACAACAAATACCTTGTGCAACATTATTTAGACACCCACTAAAGTTTTCAAATTGTCTAAAATAACACCCTCTGCATCCATCATATGCTCTGATTATTTTAAAATCATCACCATTTATGTTAACAACTCCTTGTCTAATCATTTCTAAGTATTTTGGTTCATTCATCATGATATAGTTTGATAATAATATATTATATACTGCAGTTATCTAGAGTAAGAGTAATGGTTTATATTACTACTAATTGCATTTTAAACTACTATTATATCCTACTCTGGATGTAGGAACGTATTATAATCTAATTTTGTTCCATTTTCTTTAATAATAAATTTTTATTTTAGAGTAAAGCTATCATGAGTACCATTTTTATTCTTACAGAATAACTCACAATTTACCAAGTACTCATCCATAAAATCATTTTCTGAATCTATTTCAATGTCTACTTCTATGAGATCACCATTTTCATATATTTTCTGATAAGTTCTATAGTTCCAATTACCATTCCAATGGTCTTTTATCTTAATAAAACCATGTTCTTCTAGCCATTCACAATGTGTCATTTTAACATTATTTATAATTATTTAACATATCTACGAGAGTTTCGTAGTTAATTCATTAACTTGTTGCCTTAATTCATTTACAAATCTAGTAGCTCCTTTAGGTCCAGTATACCCTAAACCTGGTATTTTATATACATGATCACCAATACTATCTATACCATACGCATTATTATCTTTACTTAGGATAGCTTCTACCTCTTTAACTGTTAATTCTTTTAACATAATTTAACTATTTTTAACGTATCTTATAACCTAAAAGTGTTAATAATTCATAAAATTTGTTAATATCCCTAAAGTAAAGTGAATATGAAATCATCATATGAGCCATACCTTCCTCCATAGGATTCATTAACCTAAGATCTGATACTTTCAAAGCTTTAGTACCATCAGCGCAATCCCATTCACTTACTCTAGCTCTTAATAGCTCAAAGTCACTAAATTCATAATAGAGTTGATTATCTTTAATTTCAAATCCTTTATCTTTTAATTCTTGTTCAAATATCATATTGCTGTTATTTAAATTCTAATTAGAGAACGAAAATGAATAATAAGTGTTGTAAAAATTTTTTATAAAAAATATTTTTGTGGGTATAATTGAAAGCGAGAACTGTAAAAAAATTTTTTCTAAATAAAAATTGGGGCATACAATTGAAAGCGAGGACCAAAATAAAATATTATAAAAATTTTGATAGTGTGCAATTGAGAGTGAGGACCAGTACAATATCAAGTCCCCTCTCCTAACAAGTAGGGGAAATCCCCCGTCAAAAGAGTTAATGTGTCAATGGAACCTTATGGTGTATAGGTAACCGTAAAATGCTATGGATTTGTCTATCAAGGATAAAGACGTAAAGAACTACGAACTTACGAAAGTAGAGGTAAAAACCTCCAAAGACGGCAAAGCACGCTATGCAGTGTGCGAGTTCAGACAAGCAGGTCTAAGAAAGGTGCTGCAAGAGCAAACTAGACCTGTTGTGATGCAGTTAATGGCTGCATATGGTAGTACTAAGGAACATGAAGATGAATACTTCAAGGCAATAGAGGAAACTATTGGTGAAGTTTTTCCCATCTGTCGTGTTGAAGTAACAGGCTTTCCTGACTTCATCCGCAAGGACAATGATGGTAAAATCATCACTGAGACTAAGGAAAGAGACGGTAAGCAAGTAAAAGTAGCCTCCATCTATAACTCTGTCTTCATCTATACACTGTGTACTGACGAAGGCGAATGTATCAAGTCTGATGCAAGTCTTATCAAGCGTGGTGAGAACTTGTACAACAATTCTCAGCGCATTGTTGATTATGTTGAGTATGATACTAAGCGTAAAGCAGCTAAGGCAGCTAAAGAAGCAGCTAAGGCAGCTGAGGAGAAGAAGTCTAATCCGTTGTTGGAGGGTGAAATAGTGGATGACGATGAGTTGTAATGAGTAAGTGGGAGGGAGTGGTAAACACCATTCTCTCCCCTCATTTTATCTCTTTTTCACAATAAACCCATTAGTAATTTATATAATATATAGCGTAAATAATAAAAGCTCCTATTAAGTACTACGGATAATAGATTCGGGCTCTAATATAGTAGTTAACGCTATTCCTTAGACAAGAATAGTATAATAAAGTCTAAAAGACTGTGTATACTCTAAACTTTAGAGGATTGTGCTATACACTTTATAATCCGAAGTATTCGCACAGTACAAACTTGGATAGATGAAGTACAAATCTAGACCTAAAAATCTAAGTTATCTTTCAGGAGGATTATAAGATTTTAAACAACAAAAAACTCAATAACTTCCCAAGACATTGAGGGCACCAGTTTCTTACAAATAGGTTTAGGACTATCCTTGTAAATACTTAGCTACTACAACATTGATTTCTAGAATCATAACGCCAGAGTAGAGAATCCCTATTGTAAGTCTTAGATGTTAAGCAGCCAGCCACAGCTGCATAAGTAAACTTGGGCATATGTTTTACTTGCTGGTGGAGTAGTTTAAACCAGTAGTGTATATCTTTTCGGCGGTTTACTAGTAACGCACTTAAAAGTTTAAGGATAAACCGTACAGGAAACCAATTCCGATTTATAAGTTTGGTGACAACTTGAAAGAGAGTGACAGCTTGGAGAGACAGCATTATATATAACTCTACTATTATTTTTATGATTTGAGTTTTCTAGCGTCCTATAATTTAATTTAGACTATAGGTTTCAGTGAAGGTTCTAACTGAGTAATGCGTACCAGAACCAACAAAAAACTCAATAACTTTTCAAGACGTTAAAGACACCAGTTTCTTATTCGCAGAGTTAGGACGATAAACCAGTGGCGTGCTAAAGATATTCGTCAGGCACTGAAATTACCCGCCAAGTAATAATAAGTTTTAGGGAGTAAACTGTCTTAACAAGGCTATAAAATAGCCTACCTTGCCATGTAGTAATACTGTATTATCTAAGTATAGTACAGAACTACATGGTTTAATTTGATTATTAATCAATAAAATTATATATTATGATAGCAGTAGTGAAGTGCTATAAGCACAACGTAAAACCATTAGTAATAGAAGTATTTGAAGGTCATGATGAACAAACACAAAAAGATGCTAATGAATTAGCAGCTATCCTAAGTAGAAAGAATAAGTGTGAGTATAAAGTACTCATTGATCTTTCTTGCGTTGCAGTTATAAATGATTCAAAAATAGAAACAAATGAGTAACGGAACAAAAGCAACAATAGGATTTTACATAATGTCATGTTTATTCCTATTATCAATGGGGTTAGATCCAAAAGCAAAATTCTCAGCAATATTAGATATGATATTTGAATGGTCATTAGCTTATTGGATATTTATTGGAATATGTTTTTTAGCAATAAACTCATTTAATAAATAAGAATCTATGAGCAAGAGAAAATATCACAAATCAAATTGTGATTCTACAGTACGAGCAATCGTAACAGATGCACTAGGACGCAAAGTGATTCTAGTTGGAAAGCACGCTTTCGAGTGGTCTATTATTCTCGAAAAAGAAGGGAAATTAGTAATAACTACCTTTCCTAATAGAGAAAAAGCAGTAGATACATTTAACAATAAATATAAAAGAAAATGAAAGCACTTAATTACATCTTATTTGGTATATTACTATTGGTATTATTATTTTATATAGTAATAACAATAAGTCAACCACGTTATGCAGTAACTAATATATTACTGTATGTAATACCAACTATAATTGGTATCTATTTTGGTGTTAAAGTTATTAAACATGAATAATATAAACACCCAGTGTATGAAGTGATACACAACTCTCTTTTTAATTTAATATAATGCAGCCATGGTTAGTGACAAGCCTAAGTAAATGCAGAGTCATATTAAATTTTAATATATGAAAAAGATAATATCATTCATTTGGTTAGTATTAAGAATACTTATCTATATGATAATATTATTAATACTGTTGGACGATCCTATCCTATATCCAATATGTGTGATATTATTTACATATATTGAATTTAAGGATAAAGTAAATGTTAGTGTTTTTCATGGTATTATAGATGAAGTTAGAAAAGAATTAAAGCAGTAACATTCTTTTGGTTAAAATGTAAGACACACATCTGTTGTGAAACACGTGTGTGTCATTTAAAAGATTTTTACAAACATTGATTATAGCCTCCTAAAGGCAACGAAAGTCACGACAGAACCGTTGTATGCCTATTGTGAAATACGCATACAAT